ATTACGGGCTGCCTTTTCGGTAGATTGTTTTATTACAAAATGTCTGTCATTTTCGCCGAAAAACGGGCAAAATGATAGATATATTCCGTAATCGCCATTCCAATTCCAACAATAGGGGCAGTTTTGCACTGTATACAGCGCAAAATTCGCTGTTTTTCGCATTGTATATATAGTGTAATCCTCCGCTTAAACCTTTCCGTCCGCCTTTGCCTATCCTTCCCAAAAGGCAAGGATGGAGACGACCCACTTCAAACATATCGTCGGCGAGGTCCGTACCGGGGCGCCGGCTACGCTGCGCTTCTACGGCAAGATCACCGAGGCGACGGCCGCGCGCTTCAACGAGGAGTTCGACTATGCGGAGAGCTGCTCCCCGTCTCTGATCCGCGTTCTGATCAACTCCGAAGGCGGCTCGGTGCTGCACGGTATGAGCGTTTACTCCACAATCCGCAACTCCCGTATACCGACCGAGTGCGTGAACGAGGGCATGGCCGCGTCGATGGGCTCGGTGCTCTGGGCCGCAGGCGCCCGCTCGCTGATGCGCGACTATGCGATCCTTATGATCCACAACCCCTTCCTGCCGTCATCCGAGGATGATACGGGCAGCGACATGGTCGCGGCTTTCACACGGCAGTTGCGTACGATCTACCGCAAGCGCTTCGGCCTCGCGGAAGAACACGTCGTCTCGATCATGGACGGCAAGGCCGGCAGGGACGGCACTTACTTCGATGCCGAGAGTGCCGTCTCCGCGGGCATCATTCCGCAGGACAACATTCTGGAGACCTCGCCCCAGCTGCGCGAGCGTGTCCGCACGGAGCTCTCGGCACTGGAGGATGCGGCCGCCATCCGCTCGATGATGGAGAGCATCAGCGCCGAGGCGGAGGGCTGCAAACCTTCCGGCACCGAAGAGCCTACTCTTAATCGAACCACACAAAAACACATTACGATGAGCAACGAAAGCAAAACCTCACCCGAATATTCCGCCGTAACGGCGACCCTCGGCCTGAAAGACGATTGTCAGCCCAAGGACGTGATGGCCCGCATCTCGGAGTTGATCTCCATAGAGGCCCGCTTCCGCGAGAAGGAAAAGGAGCTGAGCGACACGAAGACCGTCCTGGCGGGCAAAGAGGCCACGATACAGAATCTGCAAACCAACGTCGCAGAACTGACCGCCTCGCTCAAGACCTATCAGGACCGCGAAGCGCAGCTGAAGGCCGAGCGCATCGAGGCGATGCTCGCGAAGGCTGCGGGCAAGATCCCCGCGGACGACATTCCCAAGTGGCGGAAACTTGCCGAGGAGAACCCCGACCTGGTGGAGAGCACATTGGAGAGCATTCCCGCCGTAGAGCAGATCTCGCACGAGATCGCCTCCGACCCGGCTGCCGTGCAGGCTGCCGCCGAGGGAGCTCGAAGCGCCGAGGCGAAGATGGCCGAGCGTATCGAAGCCGTCGTGGGCAAGGACTTCGCCTTCCGCAAGATAGAATAGGCTCCGGACCCTGTCCATATCAAGCAGATGCGGGCGTCGCCCGCGGATCAGACGTAAGTGGCTATTACGACTGTACAGATCAAGCCGGAAAACTCTAAAACACAATCTGCAAAACGATAATGGCTGATACGGTAACATTCTTACAGAACGGCTACAACGGCGAGGTCTTAGAGGACCTTCTGACCTATACCGCGCAGGGCAACGACACCTACCGCGAAGGGCTGATCCACATCAAGAGCGGCATCCAGCACAAATATACGCTGCCCTCGATCCACTTGGGCGACGTCATTCAGGACAACGTACCCACGCCGCAGAGTACGCATGGGGCCAAGGGCTCCGACGGCTTCAACGAGTACCAGTTCACTGAACGCTACCTCGAGCCGCAGGACTTCATGGTTTATCTGGAGTTCAATCCGCGCGACTTCGAGTCTTACTGGCGCTTCGCGCAGCCTACGGGCAACCTTGTTTTCCGCGAGCTGGATCCCAAGCTGCAGGCCACGATGCTGCGCCTTCTGATGGACAAGAAGAACGAGTACATCGGCAGCGCCATCTGGACCTCGGCTAAGGGCGGCACGGCAGCGGCCGGCATTACGGCACCCGAGGGCTGCACGCCCATCGGCGGCGGCAAGGAGAAATATTTCGACGGGGCCATCAAGCGCATTCTGGACAACATCCACGCCTCGGACCCCGAGACCGTGGCCGGCGGGCAGTGCATCCTCTCGGGCAATACGGAGCTTGCGGACGGTGCGGCCATCGAAGCGGCCCTCTACGCCATGTGGACCAAGTGTCCGAAGCAGATCCGCCGCAAGAGCGGTCTGAGCTTCGTGATGAGCTGGGACATGTGGGATCTCTACGACCGTTACCTCACGGACAAGATGGTCAAGTATTCCGAGAACACGGAGGTCAACCGCTACCGTTTCAAGGGCAAGCGCATCATCCCCATTGCGGGCATTCCGGAGCACACGATCGTCTTGGGCAACTTCACCACGGGCGTCGACTCGAACCTGTGGCTCGGCGTGGACTACGCCAACGATACCGAGGTGCTGAAGGTGGACCGTCTGCAATCCAACTCGGAGCTCTTCTTCTTCCAGATGCGAATGAAGATGGACGTGAACATCGTCAAACCCGCCGAGATCGTCGTACACACCGCCTACAAGAAAGCATAGCATTTCATAGTGCACCCGACCGCAGGGGAGGCGGGGCATACGACTCCGCTTCCCCTTTTCCACACCTTACCGACATGGCAAAGAAAATAACAAACGAGAACAACGACCTTCCGGACACTGCAACTCCGACATCGGCTCCTGCGGCAGCACCGGTTCCTGCGAACGCAACAGGCGGAGAACCCGAGGCGGACGGCTCGGGACCCGATCCCGAAAAGACGACGCCCACACAGTCCGAACAGGAAAAACAGGAGGACCAGACGCAGTCGTCGGACGCAACTCCCGACTACGCCGACCGCCTGCTGAAAATATTTCCCGCTTATGAGCAGCTCTACATAGACCGTCTGGGCAGCACCTACACCGCAGACACGCCGCCCGTGTTCCGCACGGACGCCACGCTCTACACAAACCCGTACCACAAAGACTGAAAACAACATCCATGGCATTAGGAAACGTATTTATCAGCGATGTCGACGGCAACATTCCGTATCAGGCCCCCTCCGATCAGGAGCGCGTAACGGGACTGCTGTTCGATATCTCGCAGCAGCCAAAGCTCTTCACGGAGGGATATGGTAAGATCAACGAGAACAAGCTCAAAGCCGGCGACGTGGTCTACATCACCAGCCGCAAGTCGTCCATAAACGACTTCGGCATCATCGAATGGAAGGACGTCGCAGACCCCGCGGAGGAGACCTCCGAGAACTTTATGTACGGCATTCCGGCTTACCACATCCGCGAGTTCTTCCGCATGTCGGGCGGCGTGGACAGCCAAGGCAAACTTTACGTAATGTTCGCCGACTGCTCGACCAGTTGGGACGCCATCGACGTCATGCAGCGCGCCGCAGGTGGCATGATCAATCAACTGGGCGTATGGACCGAGCAGCCGCTGTGGCGCCAAAGCGGCGAGGCGGACCCCTACAACCTGAACCTTGTGATGAGCCTGAACGACAAGGCCGAGGCCATGGCCGCGCAGAACCAGCCCCTGTCGATCGTTCTCTGTGCCAACCCCTCCACGACGGGGGCTCAGACCACTGCGGGGCGTCAGATCGACTTGAACAAAATCCCTACGGCGATCTGCGAGTCGAGCCGCGTGAGCGTCATCTTCGGACAGTCGGCATCCGAGCAGGTACACCGCATGCAGCTGCGCAATACGACCAAGGCTCCGGTGGGGTTCCTCGGAGCCGTGATGGGCGCCATCGCCCGCGCCAACGTGCAGGAGTCCGTAGCGTGGGTCAAGCAGTTCAACCTCTTCACGGACGACTTTCAGGAGATTGAGCTCGGATTCGGAGATACAAACCTCGACGTCGATGACGCCTTCGTAAGTGTGAATGCCTACGAATCGCTCTCGCCGACGCTGCTCGACGAACTGGACGACAAGGGATATATGTTTCCCATCAAGTATGCTGGGCGCGAAAACGGTATCTACATCTCGCGCGACCAGACATGCTCGCATGGCGACTTCCGAACCATCGCACGTAACCGCACGATCAACAAATCGCGTCGTCAGGTGCGCAGCGCCCTGCTGCCATACGTCAATTCGCCGCTGATGGTCAACCCCTCGACGGGCTATCTGGCCTCATCCAAGATCACGGCCTTCCAGACCCTTATCGGCGATATACTCTCCAAAATGCAGGCTGCACAGGAGATTTCGGGCTATTCCGTCACTATCGACGAGAAGCAGAACGTCCTTGTGGACGACACCCTGCGCATCGGATACACGATCGTACCCGTGGGTGTGGCTACGCGTATTTACGTCGAGGAGGGGCTTTCGCTAACCGCTAAATAACACACTATATGCCTATAATCAATAATGTAGCTTACAGCTGGTCGATGATTACCCTCTCCTCGACGGCTCTGGGCATCGACGAGGGTTCGACGACGCTCGAAGGCGTTTCGGGCATCAAGTGGAGCCGCAAGCGCAAGATCGAGAGCAACTACGGTCTGGGCGGGAAACCCGTGAGCCGCGGCTTCGGAAACATCGTCTACGAGGCATCGATAACGATGGACTATGCCACGCAGCAGACCCTGCGTTCGATCTACGGTTCGCTGTGCGACATCGGGGAATTCGACCTGATCGTCTCCTTCGCCAATCCGTTGGCATCGGACGACTGGACGACGACATCAGTCGTTTTGAAGGGCTGCATTTTCGACGAGGATGCCATGGAGTCGCAGCAGGACGACACGAACATTACGCATGAGTTCCAACTCCATCCCTTCGACATTCAGATCGGCAATGCATCGGCCTGATTCCATCATATTGCAGACGGAAGAATAGAACCGCTGCGTACGGAAATAAACATATCCTTGTACGACGTCTATTCTTCCATACACCAAACCATGACATGATATGGAAGAGAAAAGTTTGACACTGGAACAGCTTTCCGCGATCCGTGAGAAGGCTGCGGCACTGAAATCCGAGAAGAAGCTGCGCAAGATCTGCCCGATGGTGGTCTTCGGGGATAAGGAGTGCGAGGAGAAGGAGTTCTACGTAGCCTATATGGCCGAGCCTACGTTCCCGCAGTTCTCGAAATTCATGGCCGCGTCGAAGAAGGACGAGGTCACGGCCATGCGTACGCTTGCCCGCGACTGTTTCATCGACGGGGACAAAGAACTCGTAGACAACGACTCACTGTTCTTGTTCGGCCTTATGGGCCAGCTTTCGGAACTTATCCAGACGCGCCAGTCGATACTGGTAAACTGATCGACGGGGCGGCGGTGCAGGACGGACAGCGAATCCGTCAGCGTTTGATATACATACGCCACTACTTCCCCGGGGTCGATCTGGACGCCATGAGCGACGAGGAGTTCGCCTCGCTCTCAGAGGAGGCTCTCTGGCTGCACGAGCAGTTTATGGTCCACAATTCCGCACGGGCACTCTTCGCGCCGCCCGCCGTCTGATCCATGTTTCGTAGCCTGCGGACATTCCTGCCCGCAGGCTTTTTTTCGTGTCTGCAAGCTTCGTAATCAATCGTTCGTCCGGCACTCTATTCTTCGGAAAAAATCTAACCGCGCCGCCATGTCCGACCAGACTTATAACGTCAAATAC